ACATCTCCAGCATTCTTTGATGAGCTAGTGCGCAACATGGCAGCAGCTTACGCAAAGGCAACTAACGCAGCAGTTAATGCAGCACTTATCTCAGGTGCAACAGCAGATGCAACAACAACAGTCACATATCCAACAGCAGCAGAATTGCTAGGAATTGTTGCTCGCGGTTCAGCATCAGTTTATGCAGCAACAGCAGGACTACCTAACCCATTCGCTCGCAACATGGTCGTATCAACAGGACAATGGTCTAACATCATGTCTCTAAACGATGCAGGTCGTCCAATCTACACAGCATCACAGCCAATGAACGCTGGCGGTCAAGTAGCACCAACATCATTGACAGGCAATGTTGCAGGACTCAACCTATATGTTGATCCAACAAACGGTGGCGATGGCGATGGAACTATCCTAATCGTGAACCCAGATGCTTACACATGGTACGAGTCACCAACATACCGCCTACGCGCAGAATCAACTGCAAACGGTTCTGTAACAATCGGCTACTACGGCTTTGGAGCAATCGCTACTAAGGTCGGAGCAGGCGCATTTAAGAACAACAAGGCGTAACAAACTCACTAAGTCGCTCTGGGGAGTAGTAGCCCTCTACTCCCCAGAGTCTTAAGAAAGGACATCATGGCACTTACAACAGTCGCAGAACTCCGTGCAACACTCGGAGTCGGTACTTTGTATCCAGATGCAACCCTTCAAGAGGTATGCGATGCAACAGATGTAGTCCTTTTGCCTATGCTTTGGCAGAACGAGCTTTACAATACGCATCAGAGCCTTACAAACAATGTGGCAACTCTTTACTTTGGTCAAGAGATTTCTAAAGATTTCTATGTAGGACAAAGCATAATCATTACTAAAAACGGAAGCCCATACAACGGCACTAAGACAATTACTGCCATCGGTTCGGGTTCACTCTCATATGCTGCAACTGGAGCAGATCAAGGCACTCATGCCGTGCAGCCTTTTGGAATTGTTGCAGGAACAGTCACAGACTATGCAACTGACACAGCAGTTCAGCAAGCAGCTTTGATGATATCTGTCGAAATCTGGCAAGCGCGTACAGCCACTCTCTCAGGCAGTAACGCTGTGGATTTCCAGCCAAGCCCTTACCGAATGAGCGCACAGCTTCTCGCTAAGGTGCGAGGATTGATTGCGCACTGCTTATCACCTAACTCGATGGTGGGCTGATGCCTGTTGCTATTACTACACTTCGCACTACTTTAGCAACGGCTTTAGTCGATAATGCTAAGTGGCAGACTTTCGCGTTCCCGCCAAGTGTCGTATTAGCGAACAGCGTAATCGTGTCTCCAGATGCAGAGTACATCGTACCTAGCAACAATCAGCACATAACTATTGCACCAATGGCTAACTTCAAGGTCATTATGACTGTGCCACTTTTCGACAATGAAGGAAACCTTAACGGCATCGAAGATACTGTCTGTAGCGTGTTCGCAAAGCTCGCTGCATCATCTTTGACCTATAATGTAAGCGCGATAAGCGCACCAAGTATTCTCAACGCTGCATCGGGTGACCTACTCAGCTGCGAGATGTCCGTATCAATCCTAACGAGTTGGAGCTAAACATGTCCGAGTGGGAACAAGAAAACGCTGACTTCCTGAAGAAAATCGGGCAAGTAAGCACACCAGCACCAAAGCCAGTAACTACTAAGAAAGACGAGGAATAATCTCATGGCTGTATTTCTAAACAATAAAGTTGGCGTGAAGATTAACACTGTTGATCTTTCTGACCATGTCACATCAATTACTCTTAACCGCACATTCGATGAGCTAGAAGTAACTGCAATGGGCGATACTTCACACAAGTTCGTTAAAGGCTTGGAAGCATCATCTGTAACAATCGACTTCCTAAACGACACAGCCTCAGCGAATGTATTGGCAACACTACAAGCTGCATGGGGTACAACAGTCACATGTGTATTCCTACAGGAAAAGGGAACAGCAGTATCTGCTACTAACCCTCTTTACACAGTGTCATTGCTAGTGAACAACACAACAGACATCAATGGTGCTGTTGGCGATATGTCCACACAGTCGATCACATTTACTGCTAACTCAACAGTTGCAGTCGCCACAACAGGCACATTCTAAACAAACTATAAAGGGGCAAACTCATGGCAAAACTAAAGATAGTTCGTACAGATGGAAGCGTATTGGAAGGCGAGATCACTCCAGCAGTGGAGTACTCATTCGAGCAATACGCTAAAAAGGGCTTCCATAAGGCGTTCCGCGATGAAGAAAAGCAGAGCGATGTCTATTGGTTAGCATGGGAAGTAACACGCAGGTCAGGTGAAACTGTTAAGCCTTTTGGGATTGAGTTTATCGAAACACTTAAGAGTGTTGAGGTATTAGACTCAGACCCTTTAGCTTAAAGCGCGATCTTCCGTTCACCTATCTAATCGCTAGGCTAAGCATTAGATTGGGAATCGCGCCACAGCAGTTATTAGATCTAGATAAGACCATGCTCGATGCATTAGTGCAAGGGCTCAAGGATGAAGCGAAAGAGGTGAGCGATGCCAGCAAGCGTAAAGGGCGGCATTGAGCTTCGCAAGGCTCTTCGTAAGTTCACTCCCGATCTTGCTAAGGAAACCCAGCAGGAGATTAAGACAGCAATCAGACCTATCAGTCAATCGGCTAAAGGTTACATTCCAGATCGCGGAGACATTCTTAGCGGTTGGCTTCCCCGTCAGATGTCGGAAGCAACATTTCCTACCTTTAATCCTTCTGAGGCTAAATCAAAGATTGGCTTTAAGACCACGCCATCAAAGCGTAACTCCAGAGGATTTAGATCCCTTGCCCAAGTGTTTAACAAGAGCAGAGCTGGATCAATCTACGAAAGAATGGGCAAGGTAAGCCCACAAAGTCAGTTCGTGATTAATCAAGATGGCAAGTTCCGAGCACCGCTCAAGGGTAAGGGTCGCATGCAAGGTCGTGTCCTTTATCGTGCTTATGACGAGAACAACGGCAAAGCCAGAGAAGGCGTTCTTAAAGCTATTGCAACAGCAGGCAGAAAACTTAATCAACGCGCAACGGTGAGAGGCTAATCATGGCTAATGTAATTATTGACATTGCAGCTGAGTTCACTGGTAACAAAGCATTTAAGCAAGCCGATAGCGCAACGGCAAAACTTACTAAAAGCGTTAAGAAGTTAGCAGGCGCAGTAGGTATTGCTTACAGCACTAAGGCGATTGTTGCCTATGGCAAAGCATCAGTTAAAGCCTTTTCAGAAGATGAAGCAGCAGCAAACAGACTAAGTCGAGCAGTTGAGAATCTAGGCATAGGCTTTGCTAATCCTGCTATCGCTGACTATATTGGCAAGTTGGAGAAGTCCGCAGCAATCGCCGATGACATCTTGCGCCCAGCCTTTCAGGGTTTGCTTACCACGACTGGTTCATTAGTCCAATCTCAGAAGCTTCTCAATGATGCAATCACTATCAGCCGAGCATCTGGCATCGATCTAGCCACAGTTACCGAGGATCTCGCTAAAGGTTATGTAGGAGTTACTCGAGGTCTGATTAAATACAATACAGGTTTAACAAGGGCAGAGCTTACATCCAAGTCATTTAATGAGATCCTTGGTGTTATATTAAAGAGATCAGCAGGAGCAGCAGAAGATTATCTTGGCTCAACTGCGTACTCACTTGATACTTTAACCATCGCGACAGGTAACGCATCAGAGATAATCGGTGGTGGTTTAGTAGATGCCTTTGCTGCTATCGGTGGTGGCACAGAAGCCACAGATGCTGCTTATGCAATCGAGAATATTGCAAGTGCCTTGGCTAAGGTTACAGCGCAGACGGGTCGTACGATTGGTGTCATCCCGACTCTTCTTCAGAATCTAAAGAAGCTGCCTAAGGAGATCTTCCAAGGCTTTGCAGGTGCTCAAATTGGTGTCAATGTCATACCACCAGTAAAAAAGGCAGAAGCCAAGGTTACACTTACTGAAAAAAGACAACAAGAATTATTAGCAAAACTAGAGAAGGATTCGTTAAAGCGCGAGCGTGAAAGACTGTCTCTCAAGAATAAGCAATTAGCTACAGACAAAGCTAAAGCCCTTGTTGCTAAAGGTGAACTTGCCTTGCTTAAGGGTGAAGAAGTCTTTGACATTGAGAAGATCCAAAACGCAGCAGCTCTTAAATCCCAGGCTGAGCAATTAGCCAAGGCAACCGATGGAACTCAGTTACTTCAGATCGCTAATGACACGGCTCGACTAAATGTCAAGAGGTCAATCCTTGCCCTTGAGGATGCTATGGCTTCTAAGGACGAAGCAGCCATTAGAGCTGCAACGGGTAAACTAAATGCAGACCTTGGAATCCTTGGTGCTTTGACTGGACAAGATGCAAAACTCAAAGACATTAAATCTATCCTTGAGAGCCTAAAGCCTAAAGATCTAATCAACCTAGATAACCTAAAAGAAGCTTTGGCTTTGCTAAAGCAGATTGCTATGCCTGTTGGTACTACTGCAGCAGCCTTAGCCGCTCCTTCTATGCCTAGCAGCTTAAACCCTATTTCTGGGGCTGGTGGGGTTAGAGCACCAAGAGGATTTACTAAAGAAGAACTACAATACTTTGAGGATCTGAACTCAGCCATGTATGCAGACTTATTTGCTGGTGGTAAAAATCCTTTTGCTACATCTTCATCTTCTGGTACTCCAGTCACCATCGTAAATAACTTTGGCGTTGTCGGAGACCCTAACGCAGCAGCCGAGCTCATGAATCAAACCTTGCAACAAGCTATCGATCGTGGAACTTTGAGAGTTACTGCATAATGACATGGCTTCCAGAATGGCGAGTAACAGTAGGTGATGATGTTTATACAACTGTCACCTCTGTTTCCTATGCTTCTGGTCGCTTAGACATTGATCGCCAACCTACGGCAGGTTACTGCCAAGTAACAATAGTCAATACAGACAACTCACCTTTCACCATCAATGTCACAGAGCCAATCCTTTTAGAGCTAAAGAACTCATCGGGCACATATGTCACCGTATTCGGTGGAGAAGTATCAGACTTTAACATTGGTGTCAGAAGCCCAGAAGAAGTAGGTTTTATTACTACTGGCACTATCTTGGGCATTGGCTCACTTGCCAGACTTACTAAGGCTATCTATAACACAGCCCTTGCAGAAGGTTTAGACGGTGCACAGATTGCAGCCATTCTAGGCGGTGCACTCAACCTTACATGGGCAGAGGTCACACCTACTGTTACATGGGATACCTATCCGCCTACTGTGACTTGGGCAGATGCCGAGTCCTACATTGGCACGATTGATTCAGGCTTCTACACGATGATTGCTTTAGCTGCTAACGCTTCTGCTAAGTCGCAGACCCTTGCAGACCAGATTGCTAACAGCGCATTAGGTCAGATCTACGAGGAAAAGGACGGGGATGTTTCCTATGACGATGCAGACCACAGATCTAACTATCTTGCAGCAAACGGCTTTACTAACCTTGATGGCTCATATGCAACACCAAGCTCTATCACCTCAACAACTCAGATTGCTCGCATCCGTAACAGCCTTATCTATCGCTACGCCACAGGATACGCCAGCACCTACAGTACCTCTGATGCCGACTCTATAGCCTCCTACGGCCTCTTTGAGCGTTCGGTAGACTCTAACATTAAGAACCTTGCAGACATCACGGATATCGCCTCTAGAGAACTCAAGCTGCGTAAGACTCCACGAGCATCATTAGGTGCGATTACCTTCCGCCTAGATAATCCCGACATGCCGAGTGCGATGCTTGACAGCCTTATTGGGGTCTTTTTTGGTCAGCCTGTGTTAATTAACAACCTGCCTAGCAATCTTCTCGATGGAATCTTCGACGGCTTTGTTGAGAATGTAGCACTACGGGCAACTCCTAGTTTTACAGAGATCACTCTTTTTGTTTCAGCTACAGACTTCTCATTAAGCACGACACAATGGGAAACAGTATTGCCAGCCACCTTAGCGTGGACTGGTGTAAATGCTATACTAACATGGACTAACGCGACAGGAGCACTAACTTAAATGGCACTTTCACCCAATTATGGCTGGTCAGAGCCAGATAACTCGAGCCTTGTAAAAAATGGCGCAGCAGACATTCGCACTCTTGGCGATGCTATTGATACTTCTGTCTGGAATGTTGGCTATGGTCAAGCAGGCAAGAACAAGATTATTAACGGCGAGTTTGATTTCTGGCAGCGTGGAACATCTTTTACCATTACAACATCAACCTTAACTTACACAGCCGATAGATGGTACTCTCACATTCTTGGCGCAACTGTCGGATGCACAGTTTCACAACAGACATTTACCCCGGGCACAGCTCCAGTTGCAGGGTATGAAGGACAGTTTTTTATTCGTCAAAATGTAACTACTTTAACAACTCAAAGCATCCAAGCATTAGGTCAAAGAATAGAAGATGTGCGTACTTTTGCAGGGCAAACAGTTACAGTTTCATTTTATGCTAAGGCAGATGCAAGCCGCAATTACACTAGCCGCTTTGTGCAAAACTTTGGTTCAGGTGGATCTAGCGAAGTAGTAACCTCAACAGGTGCAACACACGCATTAACAACATCTTGGCAACGCTTTACAGTTAGCGTTGCAGTGCCTAGTGTTTCAGGTAAGACAATCGGTACTAGCTCTTATCTTGCTATTTTGCTTGATGGGCCATCAAACACAGCAAACACTTTAGATGTATGGGGTTTCCAAATTGAGTACGGCTCAAAGGCAACACCTTTCCAGACTGCAAGTGGTGGAAGTCTGCAAGGCGAATTGGCTATGTGCCAGCGGTACTACTTTGCATCTAGTACTGCGATTATTTGGGGTGGTAATACCACCAGCGGTTCGACTTATTATGTAACTTATCCTTGGAAAACTACTATGCGAGTAAATCCAACTGTAGTTACTACGAGTGGTGGGGCAAGTGGTTTTGCAAGTGGTGCTCCAAGCGGTGCTGATGTTAAAACTAATGAGGGTTGGTTTAGTAATGTGGCAAACGCTACAGCCAGCGGGAGTTATTTCCAATTTTCCTTAACAGCAAGTGCGGAGTTGTAAAATGAAATATACTTATGAAGTTATTGAAAATGCTGAAATGAAATTCAAAATTATCAAAAGAACAGATGAGTCAGGCGTAATCGCTTGGATACCGTTAGATCCAGCCAACTCTGACTATCAGGCATATTTAGAGCATGAAGCCGCAACTATCTAAAGCTGCTAAGCAACTTCGGGAACAGTTTGATGACACATTCCCAAGTCGTGACCGCGCATCGGATGGCTGGATCGGTGATACCCGACACGCAGCTCGCCCTAGCGATCATAATCCCGATGCTAATGGCTGGGTTCGTGCCATCGATGTCGATCGTGATGTCAGTGGTAAGTCCAAGCCAGACCTTATGCCAGATATTGCAGATCAGATTCGTCTCCTATGCAAGTCTAAAAAGGAACGCAGAATTACCTACATTATCTTTGATGGTCGAATTGCCTCAAGCAAAAAGGGTTGGGCATGGCGAGAGTACACAGGGGCTAACAAACACAACCACCACTGTCACATCTCGTTTGCGAAAGAAGCTGACAATGATGGCGCTTTTTTTCAGATACCTATGTTAGGAGCAAGTAATGAATGAACTAAAGACAGCAGCAGGTTCATGGGCTAGAGCCTTTTTAGTAGCAGTTATCTCGATGGCAGCAGCAGGAGTCACAGACCCTAAGGCACTTATCGCAGCAGGTATTGCTTCTATCCTTCCACCTGTACTGCGCTACCTTTCACCTAATGATCCTTCCATGGGCATCAAGAAGTGACACAGTCAGACTTTTTTACGCTCTACCTTGCCACTATCGCAGCACTCGGTGGCTTGTCTGGCTATGTAATTACTCATCTGTTGTCTGAGATCAAAAGACTCAACACGCGAGTCGATGAGATCTATAACATATTACTTGACAGGTAGCATTGTGCTATGGCAAGAAAAGCAACTAAGGCGCTAGAGGAGCAAGGCTACTCAAAGCTTGATGCTTACTGCATTGGGCTTTATGAATACTTCCTATCGTTAAAGCGAGCAGGTTTCGCAGAAGATATTGCTATGTTCATGATTACAGAGCCACAGGCTTACCCTCATTGGATTCTGCCAGATCAAGTACCGCCAGAGAAGTTAGGCGATTACGAAGATGAGGATGACGATTAAGCGAATAGTCGTAGTCTCGGATCTTCAGGTTCCGTACCATGACAGGGTTGCGACCCGTAACCTTGCTAGTTTTATATCTAAGTTTAAGCCAGACCAAGTAGTAACCATTGGCGATGAAATTGATTTACCTCAAATCTCAAAATGGGAAGAGGGTCGCATGGGCAGTTATGCCCAGACCCTAGATGATGACCGAAACGAAGCAGTACAGCTACTATGGGACTTAGGCGTTACAGATTGCATAAGGTCTAATCACACGGATCGCCTGTACAACATTATCATGGCTAAAGTGCCTGCTTTTGGTGCTTTGCCTGAGCTGCGCTTTGAGAAGTTTATGAAGTTTGATGAGCTAGGTATTACCTTCCACAAGAACCCTATGCCTATCGCACCTAACTGGATTGCAGTCCATGGAGACCACACACCTATCAAGCCACATGGGGGTCTCTCAGCCCTTGAGGCAGCCCGTAGGCATGGTAAGAATGTCATCTCAGGTCATACCCACAGAGCAGGGCGTTCGGCTTTCTCAGAGGCTTCTGGGGGTCGTATAGGGCGTATCCTGCATGGTGTCGAGGTAGGTAATCTCATGGACTTTAAGCAGGCTGCGTACACTAAAGGCGTGGCTAACTGGCAACAAGCTTTTGCCATCATCTATGTAAACAAGGCTAAAGTTCAGGTAGATCTAATCAACATCGAAAAGGACGGCACCTTTATAGTAGCTGGAAAGTCCTACGGCAGACCTAGATAATCGTTATCAAGTCGTTACCTAAATGTGCTTGATTAGTCGGTCACTTCTGTCACACTAATCTCGTAAGCCAGTCAAGGGCACTGGATACAGATAGGTACAAAAATGAATCACGAAATGGTTGAGAAAGTATGTCAATGGTATGAGGACGGAAAGATCACAGCTTTAGAGCTAGCAGACTTGTTGCTTGGTAAGGTGTGTGCATAATGGCAAACACAGACAAGCTGCTTCTTATCTGCATTATTGGCATGGTTATAGGTTTTATTGTAATCATTATAGATGTGCAGAAAACAGCTTATAAAAAGGGCGTACGCGATGGCTATCACAGAGGTCGCAGTATCAAGGGGCAGGAATGAAAGCCAATGAAATCTTACTCACAGCCACCGACACAATTCGTGACCGTGGGCTATCGTACGGTCACCCTGCGGATAACCTGCAACATACAGCGATGCTCCTCAGTGCATACCTACAAACACCGATCCATGATTATCAGGTCGCAGGGATCATGGTGCTTGTTAAACTTGCACGGACTAATCAATCAGCGCAGCACATCGACAACTGGGTCGATCTATGCAGCTATGGCGCACTCGCAGGACAACTAGCAACCGAGGAGAACGATCTTTATGTTTAATTTAGCCGACTATGAACCAGTTGAGGTGAGACTTGAGAAGTTTATTAAGGACTATCCAGATTTTCGTATTGCAACAGAGCTGGAAGTATGCGAAAAAGATCGATACATTGTTAAAGCGTATCTATTTAAGGATGCTCAACAGAGCACCGCGTTATCAACAGGACTCGCTGAGGAAAAGGTTACTGATCGTGGCGTTAATCAGACTTCTGCATTGGAGAATTGTGAGACTTCGGCAATCGGTCGGGCACTTGCAAATGCAGGTTATGCTGCTAAAGGAAAAAGACCAAGCCGAGAAGAGATGACTAAGGTCGTTGCTACAAAAGTAGCAAAGCCACCTGTCCAAGAGGTCAAGGCAGACGATCAGGACTATTGGACTACACCTGTCAATGAGTACAAAGGCGTAGTAGATGCACCTGTAACACTTGAGAAGGCTATTGAGAATGTAGCTGCAATCATGGGAACAGGCGAAGCAGTAGAAGCACCTTCATGCGAGCATGGGCACATGGTATGGCGCGAGGGTGAAAAGAATGGCAAGGCATGGGGTGGCTACTTTTGTGGGTATGCAACACGCATAGGAGAAGCTAAGTGCCCTACAAAGTGGTACACACTTAATTCACAAGGCAAGTTCGAGCCACAGAAGGCGAGAGTATAAATGGGTTACATCGAGGTATATAACATAGACAAAGATGGTGAATGGACTGATCTAAATGACATTCCATTTATTACCACAATTAACTGCCAGTTATGCAATGAGCCAACAGAAGCTCATGACATTATTATCCCAGCAGTTATCCAGGACGGAATATTAACGGCAGGCACATGGCAATGCAGGAAGTGCAAGGCAGTCAATGGCTGAGTTTCCAGAGATTTACCGTTCTCCAGTAGATCGACATGTGTATAGTTTTAGCGGCTATGGTGGAGTAGAGAATTGCTCAGACTGCGATGCTTTTACACAGGTCAATGAGTACGATCGAATTCATGATGGTGCTGTTCTATTCTTCTGCAACAGATGCGAGAACAAACATCATCTATGAGTCAGCACAGGAAGCACAGAGGTTTCCGCACAGAGCGCGTAGTAGCTGAGTACCTATCGACTTGGTGGCATGGCGCATGTGTGGGAAGGGGTAGTGGCAAGGATATTGTTAATGTGCCTTTTGATGTAGAAGTCAAAGCAAGATCTGGCTTCCAACCATTAGCGTACATAAAGCAATTAAAAGCTCGAACCGACATATCGGGGGAATTGGGGTTCGGGGTAATACGATTAAACGGACAGGGTGAAGATGCGCGTGAGTATGCCGCCATTATCCGTTTACAGGATCTCTTGCCACTACTCATATTAAGATACGGTCACCTAGACAAAGAACCTACTGAAGCAGACATAGACCGATGCTCTGGATGTGGGTCATACATGATAAGGAAGTGCTTAACTTGCCAGCCTATGACTACAAATGCACCAGATGCAATCTTAATCAAGAGATCAATCATGGATGGCACAATAGACCAGTAGTTCTATGTAACTATTGCAACGAGCCAATGGTTAAGGTCATAGGAGCTGCACCAATTCACTTTAAGGGCAAAGGATGGGGCAAGGACTAAATGCATATCCATCCAATAAGTCTCAAAAGAGCTAATGAGTTTATAGCTCTACATCATAGACATCACAAAGCTACACAAGGACACAAGTGGTCTATTGGCTTGATGCATGATGCTGAGATTGTTGGGGTTGCAGTAGTGGGTAGACCAGTATCCAGGCACTCTGACGATGGTTTAACGGCTGAAGTGACACGCTTAGCAACCAATGGCATAGCCAATGGCTGTTCGATGCTCTATGGTGCTTGTGCGCGTGTTGCTAAAGCTATGGGCTATTGCAAGATCCAGACTTACATCTTAGATACAGAGTTAGGCGTTAGCCTTAAAGCAACTGGCTGGGAGTTAGAAGCTCTTACAGCTGGTGGACAATGGAGCAGAACAGATGGCATTGTTAATCGAACAGATCAACCTACTAACCCTAAACAAAGATGGGTTAAGTATCTATAAGTTATCCACAGAAGTTATCCACAGGGGGTACATTAATGCAGACACGCCCAAGATTTATGCTGTTACTTGACAAGCTTGGTACGCTAACGGCGCAGAGCCTCTCAAAGGCTCACCGCGACCCGCTGAAGCGGGTAGGTCGCGGGGTGCTAGTAGCTATTGGGATAGCTCTATGCATCATGCCTGATGCAGGTGGATCTAAACCAATGCAATATGTAACTTATAAAGAATATGCATTACATCTATTACATTATGACTATGAGCAATACAGATGCTTATCAAAGCTCTATGGTAAAGAATCAGCCTGGAATCCTAAGGCTCGTAATGGATCACACTATGGAATACCACAAGGTAGAAGTGAGTGGCTTAAAGACCAAGACGGCTATGCTCAGGTACGATGGGGCTTAGCATATATAGAACATAGATACTCTAATCCATGCAAAGCATTAGATCATTGGGAGGCAAAGAATTGGCACTAGATAAACTAAACAGCAGGCGATATCGAGAGCAACGCGAACGCGTGTTCATGCGTGATGGTAGAAGCTGCCAGTTGTGTGGCACAGATGAAGGTGAGATGCATATCGATCACATCATTCCACGCAAGGTTGGTGGAGACCACAGTCTTGATAATCTGCGTGTGTTGTGTAAGTCATGCAACCTACGCAAGGGAGCGCTCAATGAGGGTGTTTTTTTAGCACAGACGGCTAC